ATTCTTTGGTGTAGGACTTGCTGAAAATATGACAGACTCACAAACACTTATGAATGGCTTTATGAGAATGGCTGTTGATAATGCTGTATTATCAGGCAACCTAGTGTTTGAAATAGATGAAACTAATTTAGTTCCGGGACAAGACTTACAGGTATATCCCGGCAAAGTATTTAGAAGACAAGGTGGAGCACCCGGTCAAGCTCTGTTCGGAACTAAATACCCTAACGTCAGCCAAGAGAATATGATGATGTTTGACAAAGCACGTGTGTTAGCAGATGATGCCACAGGCATACCATCTTACTCACATGGACAAACAGGCGTAGCAGGTACAGGAAGAACAGCAGCTGGTATAAGTATGTTGATGGGTGCGGCACAGTTATCTATAAAAAGTGTAGTAAAAAATTTAGATGATTATTTATTACAACCTTTAGGAGAAGCATTGTTTGCATTTAATATGCAGTTTGATTTTGACCCTGAAGCACGTGGTGATTTAGAAGTCAAAGCACGTGGCACAGAAAGTCTAATGAAAAATGAAGTTAGAAGTCAAAGACTTTTACAACTGTTGCAAATTGGCAACAATCCTGCTGTAGCACCATATTTAAAAATCCCAGTTATATTAAGAGAACTAGGTGCAGCTATGGACCTTGATGCGGAAAAATTAATTAATGACGAACGTGAAGCTTTTATACAAGCAGAAATAATTAAAGCTGCAGGTGGTATTAAAGATGATGATGGTGGCGAACAAGGTGGAGCACAAGGTATAAATGCTGCTGACCCATCCGGTGGTGGTGGAGGTAATATGGGTGTTGGACAAGCACCTGTTCCGGGAGAACAAGGATTTAGTGCACCGAAAACGCCTGCTGAACCACAAGGTGCTCAAGGATTAGAACAGCTACTTGGTGGAGTACAATGATACTAGATGTAGCCCGTAAATTAGTATCGTTTGTAAATGTTAAAAAAAATATAGACTCTTTAGAAATATATATGGAGTCACGTATAGAAGACATGCACAAAGTTTTAGAACAAACAGAAGATGTTAGAGAGATGCATATGGCACAAGGTGCTATTAGAGAGTTAAAAAGACTAAAAACTCTACGAGATGAAGTATTAGCAAGTAATGAAAAGAAAAATTAATATTGAAGGCATAGTAAAGGATACGAGTTTAGCTGCTCCAAACATGGCTAGTGCAGAAGTGCCATCATATATATATGGACCGGGATATCAACTTGATTTAGGCAAAGAGGGTGACATTTTATCTAAATTAGGAAGAGAATTAGCTGAACAAGAAAAAGTAAATGTAACACCTTTGTTTCAAAGTTCTTTTAATACACGTCCAAGTGCAATGGGAATGTATACCCGAGAACAAATTCCTTCAGATTCTAAAGAAGCTAAAATACTTAAAAAATATGGTATGGGAGATACAAGTTTTATAGGAAATAAAAAGATACCTCAAGTAATGTATTTTGCTGATAGGTTTGAAAATAAAGCAGAAAATTTAGAAATTTTAAATCATGAACTACGGCATGCTGCATTAGATTATTTAAAAAAATTATATCCTGAATCTCCTGATAATAAATTAAAATTAAAAATGGGAGTTAGTTTTGAAGAAGCTCTTGTGGATTATATTGATTTTGTTAGGCATCAAAATGCAAAAAAAATGTTTGAAGAAGAGGGCTATCAAGACATTACAGATTCTAAACAATTTGAACGTTATGAAAAAGTAATGCAAAAGTTAACTCCTAAAGACAAAGAAAAATTAAAAGATAATTATAAATTGTTAGGTAAGATAGCAGAACAAGAGTTAAGAAATCTTAAAAAAGTACAAAAAAAAGAATACGACGACGAAGAAGAATTAAGAGATGCTTCTAAAGATGACTTAGCCCCTAAAAGTTTTATGCAAAAAATGCTAGGTATTTTTAAATCTCAAGGAGGACTAATGACTGATACTGACATTCCTTCTTGGTTAGCAAGAGCGTTAAATCCTGATACACCAATGACTGATGATAATGAAACAATGAAAACCATTGATGTAGAAATGGATGGAAAAATGTATTTAGTTCCTACTATTCGTATGGGAGAAGATGGAAAACTTTATAAATTAACAGATGAAGAAGCTGTAGATAAAGCTAAAGAATTAGGTGATGCACTATTAGTGCCTGAAGGATTAAATCCTACAGAGTTTTCAAAAGCACTAAGTAATATTGTACCACAAAGAAAAGCCAGAGGAGGAGAGATAATGGCACGACCAATGACAGAAGCACAAGCTGCACCACAAGGCAATGCACCAAAAGCAGGTAATCCTGCTGCATTAATGCAACCCCCGCCTGTTCCAAAACCAAGCACAGCACCGGGGGCTGACCCAAGAGATGAAGCAATACAACTTGTAATGCAACAAAGTCAAAAGAAAGATTTAGCACCGACAGCTGATGGCACAGGTGAGCCTATGAACTTAACTAATATTACACCTCTTGCTCAACAACCTCAAATGCCTGCACCACAACAGCCTGAACTTGGTTCTGCTGAAATGCCAATGATGGCAAAACGTGGAGGCACAAAAGAAAATAAAGAAGGCATGTCTGTTGTTATAGGACTTGGTAGCTCTCCTATGCCAGCCTATGAAGAAGCTTCTATGGGCACACCAAAAGACCCACCTCCGGGAGCAACAGCAGATGAAGTAGCTGATGACCAACATGTATTGATGAGTGAAGGTGAATTAGTTGTTCCTGCTAATGTTGTAAGATATCATGGACTTGGTACATATGAAGGACTAAGACGAGAAGCTCTTATGGGTTTATCTGAAATGGAAAACTCTGGACAGATTAATTATGATACTGGTGTTAAAAAAGCACAAGCAGGATTAATGGTTACTGACCCCTACCAAACAGGAAACGTGCCTGCAGGAAATATGTTTAGATACCCTCCTATTGGCATAAATCCTCCTATGCCGGGACTTGCTTATACTCCAATAGTAAATCCTAATTTACCTATTGTTGCAACTAATGTAGGAAGTTACGTAGATAATATTAATCCCAAAGAAGAAGCTAAAGATAAAGATGGTGTTGAAGAAATAGAAGCACCTAAAGTTGTGACAACTCCTGCTGCTTTAGTTAAGCCTGACCCAAGAGATGATTCTACATCACCTCAAAGTATGGCACAGGCACGTGCAGATATGGATAAAAGTTATGATACGGCTGTTGCAAAAGCTGTTGCTGCAGGCATGACAACAGACGAAGAAATTTTAAATTTTATAAAAGAAGGTAAACACATGACTGGAGGTTTTCTTCAATCAATAAGTAAGGCACTCTTTAATAATGCAAAACGACCTGATGGCACTAGACCAGTAGATGCAGCTATTAATAGGTATTTTAAAGGTAAAAAACGAGATTATGTGCCTTATACAAAAAAAGAAATAGACAGTATGGACCAAGAAGTTGGTGGAGATGTTACTACAACAAAAGTTACTGATGAAGGTTCTTTTCCGGGAGAAGAAGTAGATGCACAAACTCAACAAATTTTAGCCCAACAAGCTGAAGAACCATACACGCCCTACAGAGACGAAGACTATGGTGCTCCAATAAAACCTAAACCTCAAGAACCTACTGTTGTAAAAAATGTTCTTGGTAGAGATAGAGATGAGCCAATGGGCACTACAATAAGAACAGGAAAAGATGCACCTAGAGGTGTAACAATTACAACTGATGATACTAAAACTAATGAATCAGGACAACGTGGTGTTATTACAGGGGTTAAAGCTGGAGGTCCAGATAAAGAAGATAAAGAACCTGCTAAATCTTGTGTTATTGCAACACATGGTGTAGCTAATGGTGGCTTTAGTCCAATGGAAAAAGCTAAAGCAGAGATATGGTGCGAAAAAACATATCATGGTAAATGGTATGGCGAAGCATTTAGACGAGGTTACAGATACTTGGCAAGCAAACATGTTGAACAAGATACTGCGTCACAATTTTATCAAGAGTTTAAAGACTTTGTCGCTTTTGGCAGAGGACTTAAAAAGGGTTTAAAACTGAGATTAAATTACTACTTTAGAACTGTACAGTTTTTTATTACTGGACTTTTTGTTTCTAAAGATATATAATACTTTCACGACTTAGGTCGTACTTTGGCTACCCATCACCCCTAACAGGCAACTGGTGGCTCTAAAGAGGAGAAGACTATGGCTGAACAGGCTGTTAAAAAAGAAATAGTAAAAAAACCTATTAAATATAAACGTAATGATAACTCTGAAGAAGAAAACTTAAAATCATTAGTCGCTGAAAGAGATGCGGCATTGCAACAGGAAGAAGAAGAAAAGAAAGATGTTGAAGAAACAGAATCTTTAAATCCTGAAGAAAAAACCTTTAAAAAGAGATATGGCGATTTACGCAGATACTCTCAACAAAAAGAAGAAGAGTATAAAAAAGAGATACTTAAACTAAAAGAACAAGTTGCAGGCACAGTTAATAAAGAAATTAAAATGCCTAAATCTGAAGAAGAATTAGCTGCTTGGTCATCAAAGTATCCTGATGTTGCACAAGTTATAGAAACTATTGCAACTAAAAAAGCAAAAGAATTAGATTCTTCGTTAGAAGAACGTATGAAAATTATAGCTGAAAAAGAAGCACATGCAGATAGAGCTAGAGCAGAAGTAGAGCTTATGTCATCTCATCCTGATTTTGATGAGATTAGAAATGACCAAAAGTTTCATGATTGGGTTGAAACACAACCAAAGCTTATACAACAAGCACTATATGAAAACGATAGTGATGCAAAAGCTGCTGCAAGAGCGATTGATTTATATAAAGCTGATATGGGTATAACCCAAACTAAAAAGACTTTTAGTAATAAAGATGCGGCAAAAGCTGTAACAAAAGATACATCAGCTAGTCCTGCACCTACTAAGGAAAAGCAGTCAAATCAATTTAAAGAATCGCAAGTTGCTAAGATGACAGCTCAACAGTTTGAAAAAAATGAGGAAGCAATTATGTCTGCAATAAGGTCAGGAGACTTTATTTATGACGTAAGTAGACCTGCTACTTAATTTTTTTCTTTGCAAATGTAGAAAAATGTGGTAAAATATAGTATCACAATAGACCTCGTTCATTGAACGACTACTCTTACCCTACATAAAAACGATTTTAGACTCTGAGAAACTACCCAGTTTTGTTCAGCCCCTTTCGGATACCTGTACGTCTGGTCTTTCATATGTGTTCAGAAATTGTAGTATTATAGCCCGAGGAGAAATATTATGGCTTTTAAAACTGCTGCTGGATACGGGAATCTACCTAATGGTAATTTCAGTCCAATTATTTATTCCCAGAAAGTTCAGCAGGCTTTCCGCAAATCTTCCGTAGCTGAATCAATTACTAATAGTGATTACTTCGGAGAAATTGCAAACTTTGGTGATACTGTTAAGATTATTAAAGAACCAGAAATCACCGTGAAGGAATACGCCCGTGGCGTAAACATTCAACCACAAGACCTCGACGACGAAGATTTTTCTCTTGTCGTTGACAAAGCAAATTATTTTGCATTTAAAATAGATGATATCGAAGAAGCACATAGTCATGTAAACTTTGAGTCTCTTGCATCAGACAGAGCAGGATATAGACTTAAAGACCAGCATGATATGGAAGTTCTTGGTTACTTATCTGGTTTCAAGCAATCAGCAATTAGTTCTTTAGCTGGAACTGCAAATGATGTCGTTAGCGGCACAAAAGCAGTATCAACAGCAGGTTCTGATGAATTGTTGACTTCTATGAAGCTAAGAAAAGATAGCTTTAGCAACATCACAACTTCCAGTGCAGGCGACCACTCTATTCCACTCGCACCAAGAATGGGCGGTGCAACTGCACAAGCAACTGCTACAGCAACACCTTTACAGGTTATTGCTAGAATGGCTAGATTGCTTGATACTCAGTTCGTGGATTCAGATGGCAGATGGCTTGTCTTACATCCAACATTTATTGAAGTTCTCAAAGACGAAGATTCAAGACTTCTCAATGCAGACTTCGGTGAGTCAGGTGGATTAAGGTCAGGTTTAGCTATTGGTCAGCTTCACGGCTTTGATATCTATATGTCAAATAACTTACCTTCAGTTGGTACAGGTCCGGGAACTTCAGGTTCTGCGAACCAAAACTCTAACTATGGTGTTATCGTGGCAGGGCATTCATCTGCTATAGCTTCGGCTTCTCAGATTACAAAGACTGAGTCTTACAGAGACCCAGACTCTTTTGCGGACATTGTTCGTGGAATGCATTTATATGGCAGAAAGATTCTTCGACCTGAAGCAATCGTAACTGCTAAATATAACGTAGCGTAGGGAGGTATAAATGGCGACTTTTGATTTAACTTCTAAAGATACCACAGGTGTATCTTCCGATTCTATCGCAGCAATGCCATCAGCTAAAAATACTCATGTAATGAGAAATATTGAGGCTTACCTTGATATTGATGCATTAGTAGCAGCAGGTGGTTCTTTCGCAGATGGAGACATCTTTCAGGTGTTAGAAATACCTGCGAATACGTTAGTCCT